ACCGCCAATGGGCGAAAGGTCAATGGTCTGCGTTTCGGGATGTCGGATACCTGGAAGGATCAGAAGGCCGCTAAAGCGTTCGAGTCGGCGGTCCTGCGGGAAGCCCACGGCGTCACGTTACGTCCCGGTGTCGGGGATACCCCGCTATTCATGTCAACGGAATGGGGTAAGGCGGTCGCCCAGTTCAAGAGCTTTGCATTCGCGGCTAGTCGCGTTGTTGCAATGCCACTGATGCAGGGACTAGCCCACGGGGATGTGCGCTCGGCCGAAGCCCTGATCGCCCTCACCGCCATGGGCACGCTCTCGTACGTCGCCAAGCAAAAGGCCGCCGGCCAGCCCATCGAGACGACACCGGGGAAACTTGCGGGCGAAGTGCTCGATAAGTCGAACCTCCTCGGGTGGACCGGGGAGGTGATCTTCCCCGCGCTTTGGATGGCAGGCTTTAAGGATCTATCGCGCTGGAGTGACCGCGACCCGTACGAGACGGTCCTCGGGCCCTCGGTCGGGATGCTCGGGGATGCCTGGGCGCACCGCTTCCCCGCGCGCCTTGCAAACCTTGCCACGGGCGGACAGGGACTCCCCGGACAGGAGAACCTGCCCTTCAGACGCTCTGACCTTCACTTCCTGCGCCGCATGGCCCCTGGCCAGAACCTCTGGTATTTCCGCCGCGCCGTGAATGCTGCCGAAGATGGAATCGGCGACTTGTTCGATTTACCCGGAACTAGCAATGCTGACCGGCAACCAGCGGAGGCCGCCGCACCATGACTATAGCGCTAGGAAACTCTTCCCCAGTTGAGTACGCAGGCAACGGCACGGCCGTTACCTTCAGCTTCCCGTGGAAGATCTTCGCCACCACCGACCTTGTCGTCGGCTTCATCACGGGCGGGGTGTATCAACTCCAGACGACCGGCTACACCGTATCTGGCGTAGGCGTTAATGGCGGCGGACAGGTCACCTTCACCACAGCCCCGCCCCTTAATACGACAGTCGACCTGCGCACCGCGGTGCCCGAGATCCAGCCCACGGAGTTTGCGAATCTCACGGCCTACCTGCCGGAGAACACCACCAACGGCATGGACCGGCTGACCCGTGCATTGCAGGACGTCGTGCGACAGGTTCTGACGTTCGGCTTCCACGGGCCGGATACGGAACTCACTCCGTGGACGATGCTGCCGAATGCATCCGCTCGCGCCAATACGCTGCTCGGATTCGACAGCAATGGGCTCCCGACAGTCGCAGTTCCGCTGCTTAATGCGCTGACGCAGGCGACCTTCAACGCGATGTATGCGGTGACTCCGCAGTCACAGTTCAACACGTTCTTAGGTTCAAGCACGCCTTACGCGCAGACGGCGACCGAAACTACCGTGTTCGGCCTGTATGGCGGTTCGGTGGCGAATTTCTTTGCAGCCGTGGGGCGGCCTGAGCGCTATACGGTGAACACAACGCCAGGCACTACCGACATGACGTCGGCCATCCAGACGGCCTATTACGTTATCGCGCAGACCGGCGGTCGACTGGAACTGACAGGCGGACCCTACTTTGTGTCAGCGCCCATCAATTGTACGTTCACCGGTGGTGCCAACCAGAATCCGGTTCTTGTGCGCGGCATCGGCGGTAAGGACCAGACGTATCAGGTGATTGCCCAGCACAACGGCGTTGCCATCTTTGATTGCACCGGTAATGACAACATCATCTTTGAGGATCTCACTATCGGGACCGCCATCCCGACGAGCAACCTATTTCCACAGACCGGGATACTTTTGGCCCGCAACAACACCGGCGGCAGCCTCATCAATCAGCTGAAGAGCGTCAAGATTGTTGGCTATTTCTCGGTGGCCTGCTTCTACAATTTCGGTTCTGAAAACCTGCTGGTGAACGGGTGCTATTTCAATAACTTCAACCCCGCTGCCGGGGCGCGAGCGGCAGTCTGCACCGCGAACAACAACGCGGGCCTGTCGTCCCCGTTCACCACGATTTACAACCCGGTGCCGACGCCAGCCTCCACCACGGTCATCCGCTTCACTGACACAGACCTGGCTATCAACTCAGGTACGAACACTTCCGACTGCTTGTGCCTTGATGAAGTCGCGTCTTTCCGGGCCAGTAACCTGTGGTGCTCTGCGAACGGCTGTCGGTCAGGCGTGTACTTTGATCAGACCTACGGCTTCAGTTCGGACTGCAGTTTCATCGGTTGCTCGACTGAGCGAGCCGCGACGTTACCGACCTATGCCATTTACTTCGGCGCCGCTGCGTCGTCGATGACGAACGTCGCTATCTCCATCCATGACTGCAAGCTCTATTCCAATGCTTCAGGGGGGGCAGCGATTGGTGCTCATGATGCCAACGTCACTCTCAATGGTCTTTGGGTATCACGCATCAGTGAGGCCACGAGTCAGGGCCTGAACATTCCCGGTCAGCTCTCAGGACAGAGTTTCCTTCTGACCGGCAGCATGGTTTTGAACATCGGCAGCGGCTTGGGTGCTGTGGCGGCTGTCACCGGTAACTGTGTCCTCATAGGAAATTCCGCGAATTGGACATTTGGCGGCAATGGCGTGGATGGCACGAGTTGGGCCTGCAATGTAGCGCCCTATGCTTCCGGCTTCGGCACTCCGACGGGTAACACCATCACCACGAACTTTCCAGGGGCGACTGCAACGTTGCTGCAGACCAGTGGCGCAGTGGCCGAGATATTACTGGCACTCAAGGCGCGCGGCATCCTTCTCGCATGACCGTCAAGCACTTAATCCGCTGGATCTGGATACACATCCGTCAGTCTACCGGTGAAGCTGCTGTGCACGCCTTGGGCGAGCGTAGCGACACGCTGCACCGGGAAGCGATGCAGGAGCCCGATGCCAAGCGTTCTGCCGATCTTAGGGCTGAGGCGGACTACTACGCCGATGAACAGAAGGAGATGAAAGACGCGCTTTACCACGGGCAGAAGGAAAAGCCGGAGAAGCCCAAGTGAGTCTCGCGGAAGTTCTGATAACCGAGGAAGAGGGATGCATCCTTGAGGCAGCCATCGACACGATGGGCTACTGGTTTATTGGCTATGGGCACACGCTAGGGATTTCAAATGCCGAGAACGATGCACTGTATCGGGGTCTCATATGGACGCAATTAAAATCCGACCTACAGTTGGAAAAGGATATGGCGGCAGCCGAAAACACCGCTAGACAATTCCCCAACTGGGGCCAAATGAATGACAACCAGCAAGCCGCGCTCATCTCTATGACCTTCCAGCTCGGGGATAAGCCGCTCAACTGGCCAGATTTTATGGGAGCCCTGACCGCTCAGGACTGGAATGCGGCGGCTGCCGCAGGACTTGATAGCGATTGGGCCAAGTTTCAGACGCCGGGACGCGCTAAGCGCGAAATGCAAATACTTTCAAGTGGCCAATGGGTGAATTCATGAACGCCTTCCTAGCCTCTATCAAAGCCAAGCTGGCCTATTTCTGGGCCAATCATATCCAGAAGACCATCTCGGCTTTCCTTGTAATCCTTGCCGGCAGTGACGTGGTCGCCTACCTAACGGGGTTCGAGCACGACATCACAACCCTGATCGGGGGCCACTGGTACGCAGGCCTTCGCGTAGCCCTCGGCAGCCTCATCTTCTGGCGCGCCAAGCAGGCAACGCTGAAGCCACCGGAGCCGCCCCAATGAGCGCGTATATCTACGCCGCCATCGCGCTCCTCTGCGCTGCGGTAGGTGGCTACGCCACACATCTCTATGAGGACGTGCGTTATAGCCACCTGCAAAACCAGTTCACGAGCTACAAGGCGCAGGAAACGGCCAACGATGAGAAGACGCAAGTAGAGGCCGCAGCAAAGACAATGGAGCTACAGCAGCGCTCTGACGCTGCGGAGAAAGCCTATGTGCAGGAACAAAGTGAAGCGGCTGCTTATCGGGATGCTCATCCCGTGGCTGATGTACGGCTGTGCTACCAAGCCCCCAATGGTGGAAGCATGCCCCAAGCAACCGGTGGTAGCAGCGGAGCTAGCCATCCCAGCGCCGCCCCCACAAATGTTCAGCCGGTGCCTTCGCGAGATTCTGGCGTACGGACAGGGCCAGGCCCCGATGTCGGTGGACTGCTTAACTTTCTTGCGGCAAGAGCCGACGCCGTGAGCGCGCAGCTTCGTGGATACCAAGCCCGATGAAACCTTCACGGCGACCTTAAGGACGCTCCAGAAGGGCGCCTCATGGGCATCCGTCAACTACAGGTTTGTGCTTGCGGTGTTCAGCTTTATCGGCTTCGTGTGGGCGGCCGGTGCGTTCTGGGAAGGTCTTACGGGAAAGATCGATCGCCTCGAGCAGCGCGTAGCCGAACTTACCACCAAGATCGATTCCCTGCCCACACGCGACACCTCAGCCGCGGTGCTGCAGGAGAGGGTGAACGATCTTGAACGCCGCGTCGATGAACAATCGCGCAAGTGGGAAAGAGCAGAAGAGGGGGCCGACATCAACGTGAGAAGGAAACATCAGTGAAATACTTGATTGCACTCTTACTGGCCGCTACCGCAAATGCTGACGAACAGCACCAGCCCCGCACCCTCGGCAATGCCGCCGTTCTTCACGTCTACTGGTACGCACCCAAGACGCTCGAAGTGACGTATGTGGATTCGTATCTATTCAAGGACGAAGCCTCTTGCAAGGAAGCGATCCCCAAGGCCCTCATGATCGCACTCCCGACCGCAAGCGAAGGGGATCTCGTGATGGCCCCGCGCGTGGGAACCCACCGACAATGAATTGGCTCACCTCGGTGCGGGAAAGAGATTACTATTGAGCTTCGGGATTGTTTTTGGTGGATCTGAGCCCAGTATTTAGTAGTGCCAGCTAGGCATGAAACTTGCTTGCGGGAAGGAAGTTTTACCTTTCCTAGCCACCTATCACACTTTATGCGTTCCCTAAAGATACTATGGTCGGACCTTAGCAGCGGGTCTGGAGCTATGGCCAACAATCCTGCGGAAGTTGTGATACAGCCCTCTGGCGGGCAGATCACGATTTCTGAATCCCCGACGGTCACCTCGTCCGGCCAGATCATTTGGTCGACTAGGGACTTGCTCTTCCATCCTGATCGTCTAGAAGCCGCCAAAATCTTCGAGAAGAACGGCAAGGACGAAAAGTAGGAATTTCCCTTTCGTCGCCGCGCAGGGGAGGGCGAATTGTTTTTATTTCCTGCTCAGGACTTGAGTTAAACGGTGAGCCTTCTTATGGAAACAACTTTCTCGTCCCTATCGGGCGACTTCGGGGGCTGCAAACTGTATTCCCAATAGCCCCAATTACATCCGGCCATTGCGGCATAGATAGCGTCTATGCGGTCATCTTCAGTCACATAAGGCCCAGGACACCATCGACGCCAATAATTCTCTAGCCATACGCTCTCGGCACCAATCTCCCTTGGGAACAGAGCGAATTTGACGTGCCATTGTTCGCGCTCTCTAGCGCGGCGACGCCAACGAGTCTCATATCTCATTTCTGTCCCTCGGACTGTGATTCCGGTGGGCCGATATAGGCCCAACCGACCAAACGCACGCCAAACTCGTTAGTGACATCGAACCGCGCCAGCTGATAGCTGCGGGCCAAAATCCACCCAGCCGTAGGTATTATCATGGCTTAACGTCCACGGTTACGGCTGAGCGTGCGCTAGTGATGCATTCCCTCACACATTCACGCCAGTCGAACCCATGCGGCGCATCTACTTCTAGATTCATGGTGCGGAGTCTCTAAACGAGTGTCGTTCTGTGCCGGCCACTGGGATGCAGTACGACACTATCTGTTTCTGAGGGCCACGGATCGTCCGCAGCCGCTTTCCGCCCGTTAACCTCCACCGACCCGCGCTCGAACCAGCGTCTGCGCTCAGAGCCCGAGGCGAAGCCGTAGGACTTCCCCTCGCGGGACGGTAGCCAGATCCATGCGCGTATGAAATCAAGCATGCTCAACCGGATTTCTATTCATCTGACACGGTTGGAGCTGCTCGCCTGACGCGCGAGAGCGCCCACTCCATATAGGTTCTGCGCTTTTCCATTAGCTTCGGGGCCTGTCTCGCGACATTGCAGGCGAAATGAGCCAGCAGAATATTTGATTGCGCTGTGCCGCCATGCTTCACCGGCTGTATATGGTCCCTAGTGGCATAGTTCATGCAGCCCTTCTCCAAACAGATCGGCTTGTGACAAATCCAGCAGAGGCCACCCTGAACAGCCATGAGCCGCAATTTGAGCGGTACGTCAGGACGCCTGTCGAGTAGCTGCAGGATGTTCATTCAGTGCCGGCGAAGTTCGAACGCCCAATGGGCCCCAAGCCATTTTGCGATTTCAGCAGCGACCGCCCAACCGCCGACCAAAAGGCACCCACCAAGCCACACTCGTATCTCATGCATCATGGTTCTTGCCCATTCTCCGCCAACCATTCGGCAGTCCCACCCTCAACATCAGTCCACTGACCTAAAGGTACACGCGCAGGCGCCTTGGAACGATCCAGAGCGTGCCAGATGCCGCTGTCTGTGTGGTAAGCCACCCGCACATCGCAACCCCGGCGCTCGGCTTCTGCGGTGAACTGCTCCCACCTCTGGTTGATTTTATTCATTGGACCCGTTCTCAGCGCCTCTGCCTGATAGCTTCCGACCCTTTGGAGTGATGGCGAAGCCGGAGGGATCTACGTACACGCGCCCGTTATTGCACAACTCGCCGTTGACCGTGACCGTCCGGGGGCCATCGACGTGAACGCCTTTGGCGACCAGCCAAGCCATAATCGCAATGGCTACCTCGTCGCCGGTCAGCCGGATATCAACGCCTGGACCATACTTGGTTGGGCCGTTGCCGTAGATGATCCTCATGGATGCTCCGGTTTTGTTTTATTCGGTAGTCCCTTGGAGCACGGTCCGCAGGTGTTGTCAGCGAGCCTCATGCCGTGCGGGCATAGTCCGGCGCGTTCGTTATAGCCAGCAGCCCACGGCCCATCTTCCTCGCCGGGTCCGTCGGACGAGTCGTCCGGTGCTCCTGCTAGCGTTGCCGCCGCCAGCTTCTGCATGTCCTCGGCATGGACGTTATGGCCGTGCATGATGCGCTCCAGCGCTGCCCGAAGCCGCTCGATCTCGCCTATGGCGTCGCTCAGGGCAAGGCGGACATTGCGACTATCTCGTGCCGGGTCAGCGCGCAATACTTCCCGCAGCGTGCTCACAAGATTTGAAGTCGGCTGCTCGCTCATGTCATCCACCAAGGCCCTGAATAGTGACTGTGGGCGTCCGTGCGCCCGCACAGCGGGCACGGGCCTTCACCAGGACGCGGCTGCATAGGCGGGGCCTTGGAGGGACTGAGGCGGTGGGACAGCGGCGGGGGCTTTACTGGGCAAACTCAGCAGCGGTGGGACAGCGGCGGCGCGCGAGGTCAGGTACGGGCTCACAGGATCGCGCTCACCGAAGACCTGCCCCGGACGCTTGTAGGGCCCCATGCCGGTACCGAGGTCTCCGGGCAGGAGAGTCCCCACCGGCAGCACCGGGGCTGGCCCGTAGATAACCGGCTGTGAGGCTGAGATAAACCGGAAGTAGAGCTGATGATTGGCCCGCTGGTACATGGTCCGGGACGCCTTGAAGTCCACCAGCCTTTCGGCCGGCCAGAACTCGTTGAAGGCGTTTCCGCCAGCCTGAGCACGGCGCTCTATGTTCGCCAGAGCCCCTTTGAGTCGATGATCCTTGGTCATGTGAGCTATTCCAGTAATCCCAGTGCCCCCTGAACGTGTTGCCGAAGCTCGGCTATTGTCATAAAGCCGCCCCCGTGCCCGTGTAAGGTCTCCTGCGGCATTTCACTCAGATAGCCGTCTACAAGGCGCAGGACTCGCCACACGGCCCTATATTCCTGCGTGCTGAGGCCCCGGGCCGTAGTTACGGCGGACTTGCACTTTGGGCAGCAGATTAGAGTATCGACCTCAACGGTCTCTGCCATGGGGCCTGACCAATCGCAATCTGGATGCGCATCGCACACGAGCGTCTGTTCTGCCTCAGCCTCGGTTAGGCCGTTAAACGGTTTCGATGACAGCGGAGCAGGCATTAATAAAGATCCTCGCTGTAGAGCACGCCCGAGGGCTTCCCGACGATCTTGGCGGCTTCCTCGCGCGTAAGGAACGTCCCGAACTGGTCAATGAATCCCTGCTCGGCTTTCGCCCACCCTTTGGCTTCGTCCGGCAAGGGCGGCAGGGCGTTCAGCCGCTGAAGGCGCGCGAAGTCCTCGTAGGTCATCCCTAGGATCTGAGCCCACATGATGCCGTCTAGGTGCCGAGGGCCGCAGACCATCCGGCCGTCGGCGTGCCGCACCGCGGAACAAACGACCCGCTGATCTTCAGCCCGATGCTCTGCGCTCATGATTCAAACTCGGGGCGGTAGTCCTGCGGCTTGCTGAAATACAGCGTCCCATCCTGCCGCCGCCACGTAGACGCCATGGCCGCGTGACAATCCTTGGCCGCTGCTCCGTTGTACGCGTCGGGCTGTATGCGCAGCATGTACTGCTTGATGCTACCGTCGGGCTCTGGCGTGGAGTTGGCGACCGAGATCATGATGATGTCTGAATCATCCTTGCGCGGTTTGCGATAAAGCTTCGCGCCTTGCAGCCCCTTGACGTAATAGTTGTCCGGAAGTTCGTGAACCACTTCAGCCCCTGAATCCTTGATGTATCGCGCCGTACCATAACGCTCGATCATCACGCGGCGTACTTCGGCATTGTCCTCGGTCTCGATATGCTTGAGCGTAATCCACTCAGGCTTCACTACCACGAACGCCGGCACCATCACGCCGTGCCAGAAGTAGAGATTCTGCACGTCGCACTCCAAGGTCGGACCGGTCGCGTTGTGCAGTTGTCTGCGACCATTCACAAGCTCTGTCGTCACGGTGGGTTTTGCGATCCAGTACAAGGTGGTGTCTGTCCATACCAGCAGCCATGCCCCTGAAACGTAGGCATCGAATACGTGCTGGCTCCAATGAAGCACAGTCGGCTTCTGTAATTGCACCGCACCTACGTGCGTCGTGCTGAACCAGGACAATTCACCAGTCCACCACCAGGTGCGCCGATAGATGCACCACTCTGCAAAACTGTGTAGCGGTGAGAAAGTAACGAGGGCGTCGCTGGCGGCGCTGGCGGCGAGGGCGGCGCGGGCGGCGCTGGCGTCGTGGGCGGCGCGGGCGGCGCGGGCGGCGCGGGCGTCGCTGGCGTCGCTGGCGTCGAGGGCGGCGTGGGCGGCGCTGGCGGCGCGGGCGGCGCGGGCGTCGAGGGCGTCGCGGGCGGCGAGGGCGGCGAGGGCGTCGCGGGCGTCGCTGGCGGCGCTGGCGTCGAGGGCGTCGTGGGCGGCGCGGGCGTCGTGGGCGTCGTGGGCGTCGCTGGCGGCGTGGGCGGCGCGGGCGTCGAGGGCGTCGAGGGCGGCGCTGGGCTTACGCCCCGAACGCTTCTCGAAGTCCGTCAGAACCTCGTGGATCATTTTTGACAGGGGTGGATACTTCTCCAGCGACCAGCCCCTGGGCAAGCGGACGATCTCCCGTCTGACGCCCAGCGCTGAGCAGTAAGCCGCCAGTGATTTCTCAACAGCGGCTACATCGAGTTTGCCCGGGAAGTTACAGGCTTCTTTGTACTGATCGAGTAATGACATATTGGCTTCCCCCTCAATCTGCGACGATGCGCGGCTCCATCGAGTCCTGCCATTCGACTTGTACCGGACGCTCGTAGAGGCCGGCCGGCACGGCAGGGGCGGTGTGCTCTTCATGCAAGAGTTTTGCCGTCGCAGGGACGCCATAGCGGTCGAGTCCCGCCTCACGGCCGAGGTACGATACCTTGGCTTCGGCCATGAATTGATGGCTGTGGCCCGTTACCTCCCCGTACGCGATCACCACACGACCTTCGCTCTTTGAGCGCGGAGCGTCACCCACACGAACGATGAGAACGTCTCCCTGACGGATCTGATCAGCATCGAGTTTCTTTGCAGTCATTTCAAATATCTCCAGTGGTAAAATGAATCGCGGATCGGCCCATCAGTGCGTACCCGGTAGATAGCTCACCCCAATATCCGCAGGCGGTATCAAAAAACTGACGCACGTCGCGATGACCAAAATAATCAGGAACCAGAAGATTTCGCGTGCGAGTTTCCCGGTGCTCATGCCGCCACCTCACGCAGTCTTTTACCTGTCTCGCGACGGCGAGATGCCGTGCTCGACGCGACTGCATGCGGTGAAAGACTCGTTCCCGCGCACGGACCGGAGCACCTTCCGGCGGTCAGGATATTCAGAGCCGCGTTAATGTCTCTGTCATGGGACTCACCACAGTCCCGGCATATCCACGACCTTACAATCAACTCGTTTACCCCACGCGGACCGCTAAGCGACCCGCACAAAGAACAAGTGACGCTGGTGTAACTCTCGCTGACTACTGAGAAATTCCTGGCAGCCGACTGGCTCTTATAATCCAGGAAGTTCTTGAGCATCCCCCAACCTGAGTCCAGAACGGACTTGGCCATTTTGGTCTTGGCCAGTTTGAGGCTGCTCACGTCGCCAACGACTATCGTCTGATATCTGCGCACGATCCCAGTGCTGAATTTATGCAGCGCGTCCTTGCGCTGGTTCGCGGTCTTGCGGTGTATCCGCTTGGCTTGGCGCTTATGCCCACGGCGCTGCGCATTGGCAAGCGCTACCGCATTACCGACCGTCCAGCGTCCGGCTTCCAATTTCTCGCCATCGCTAGTCGTGGCAATGGTCTTGAGTCCAAGATCGATGCCGACGGCCTCCATCGGAGCTACGGTCTGTTCTGCCGTCACAATGACCGGCAGACACAAGTACCAGTCCCCGACTGCATCTTGCGCGAAGCACCCATCACGCCACTTTACACCGGCGAGTTGCTCTCTTTCGAATACCCGAAAACTCTTGCCGGCAAATCGCAGCGCGTTGCCGCGTCGCTTGAGACTCGCCGCCTTGAACGGTATCCAGCCGAGCGAGCGGCGCACACCTCGGCTCACGCGCCAGCGTAGTTTCAGGCGCTTGGCTGCTGTCCGCTTCTGCGCGTAGTGCGTGCAAATTGACT